GGCCATAGTTTAGCTGGGCAATCAGTGGCTGCATAAGATGCTAAGTGATCTACCGGACAGCCACAAGGCTTAAAGATTATCTCACCAATTTGATGAGGCCGTTTAAATGGGTTAATCGCATTGATTGGAGGACCACAAGTACCAAACTGCTTGTTATAGACAGGGCACTCTTTGCATACCTTAACGCGAGCTTCAAAGTCTGTGCTGTTTATCATCATATCTGTAGTGAATTACGTAGTGTTGTTTTAGCTTTCTTAATAGTTCTGTAAAGATAGTTAAGAGGTATACCGGTCTCTTTAGCTAACTCTTGATAGCTGAAATCATCCAAGGCATAGAGAAAGAATAACTCTCTCTCAAAGTAGGGAAGTCTGCTAATAAAGATATCTAACTGCTCATTTTCTAAGCGCATGCCTACGCTCTTGTTCACATCATCAATGATATCATCTTTAAGGTCATTACGTATCTTTTCGAATCTTAACCTTGTATAATTGAATGAGCTGTTACTGCATCGTGCAGATAAGCGGATAGCGTTGCTCACGTAGTTATTGAGCTTGCCTCTATCGTGAATATCTTGAAGCTTATCTTTGTCGCTCTCTAAAATCTTAAGCAGCGTATCGTGCAGAAGCTCATCGGCCAAGTCTTGGCGAGTAACAGTTGCTGCCACTCTGCGCCATTCGGGATAGCACTTATTGATTTCTGAGTGATAGGTATTCATCTATTACTTGTTTAGCCTCATCGAAGCTCTTGCATGTGACTGCATGGTAGCCATTGTTAATAAGCTTTTCCTGCCAATCTTTTTGGCTTTGACTCATAACACCCTTAGCTGTTTTCATCTCTATAGCTAATCCAAAGAATGGGCCCTTAGCGTTGTAGATAAAGATGTCAGGAAAACCTTTAACATATCCTGTTTTCTTCATCTTAACCGCCTGCTTCATGGACGTACGAACACCACCAGCTGAAGCACAGTAAAGAAGTCTCGGATATTGTGCGTTAATGTAGTTAATAACAGCCTCTTGTATTAGGGCTTCCTCATTCTTCATGATTCAAAATTAGACTATTAACTTAATCTAAATCAACATCTTATTCACATAGTTATTCACATAGGATTAAGCGCCATATCTTTGGCTCAAGAATTTGCTTTTGGTTTAGCAATGATTATTGATTTCTGAGATAGGCTTGCAAACGTGCAGGCCTATTTTAGTTTAGATAAATGCATACTTAGTATAATTTCTATTGAGCTCAAAGAATGCTCGCATCATGATAGCATCTGCTATATCGGGAGAGATTCCTCCGGTGCGCTGGCTGATAGTATCTTTTGATGTTACTCTGAGCTTCCCCTCCTTATCAGGATCAACACGTCTTATTAACTCAAGCTCTTTCACTATATCTTCCTGATATTTAATAGGCAGAGTAATCTCATTTTTATCTATCAGCTCTCCTAATCTAAAGTAGCAGTCAGCTTTTAGATTCATGTACTGAGTACCCCTCACAGCTTTGCTTCCATTCATAAATTCCCTGCATCGAAGGCTGTCAACGAGACCTCCCCCCACCCCATCAGCATCTGCAAGTACGTTGCTCAGTCTAACTTGGTGCTGATTCATTAAGCGCTGTATCTCTGCCTTAACTTCATCTTGGCGCTTTTGCCTTAAGATTACAATGTCTATGCAGCTAAGGCCTCTCCATACACAAAGCACAGTTCTATCTTTTCCTAATCGCGCTATATCTGCTGTGATATATCCTTCGCCTACAGCCATTGGCTCTCTGAAGCAGCGCATCAGTTCATCGTACATGTATAATCTATCTGAGCTATTATCAAATTCCCAGTCTCCCTCTAACAGTCTCTTTCTATCAGCTTCGGGTAATCTCGTTAAGCTTGTAACGTAAGAATCAGGTAAGTGTATATTGTCCCCAGGTAGTGCCTGCACGAATGCTCTGTGAGCAGGCAGATTTTGATTCTTGTAAGGCAAGTAAAACTGATTATAAATCCATCCCTTAGATGGGTTACACGTGAGTAAAATCTTAGGCTTAAGGCCAAATTCTTTAAGCTTATAACGTATACGTGAGCTAACAATAGAATAAGCTTTCTCAGTTATTTCTGTAGCTTCATCTATGAATACATCTGTAACTTCCAAGCCCCCTAAATCCGTCATCATGGGATCTGATGGATAGAGAAACAAATCGGCAAGTATTATCTCTGAGCCATTGCTAAATTTAATGATGTGTGATTGCTGATTATAGATAAAATCTTCTCCTGCCTTTAAGCCTATCTCATTAGCCACCTGAAAGAAGGTAGCCATAGTAGTCTTTTTAAGCGTATCTAACTTAGCTCGGCCTATTAGAGATCGTGTGCCTGGGTATTTTAAACGTCTAAGAATCTGCCACATGCAGCCGAGCATAGTTTTACCACCGCCTGCTGCTCCTCCGTAGAGTATAGTTTCAACGTCTGAGTCTACTGATAAGAATTTAAGTGCTTCGCTTTGCCTCGTTAGTGGCTTAAAGTTATAGTCTATTTGTCCCGCCATTGTACAAAATTAGGTACAATGATGTGAGTATCTACAGGAGTTCTAATTCTTTCTAAATTTAATTCTAATAGGTAAGCGCCCAAAGGTTTAGGAGGTCTCATTCGCTCCACGTGAAAGCCCATGTAGCCCTCATCATACTCTTCTTTATAGCTTGCTGTTCTAATGTGATGCACGTAGCGCATGTTAATTCTATAGCTATTGCCTGGGCTGTAGCATAACTCCTCTACCATATCTGCATGATGGTAAAGTTCATGCACATGGCCTGACCAAATACAATCAGCGCCATCAATCATAACTCCCATTCGGTTATTCTGAATTACTCCCTTAGTAACTACTCCTCCTCCTCCTGATCCATGGTAGTATTTAGTTTTAAAAATAAAGCTGCTGCTCTTCCCCTTGCTCACGCGATGAATCCACCAACCACCATAACCACCCACCAATACATTAGAGCCAGCTTCGCGATTAAGACCACTAACAAAGCGCTCAATTAAATCAGTCTCACAATTCTTTGTGATAGCAGTCTCGTGATTACCATAGCCTACGAAAACCATTAAATGAGCATAAGGCTTAAACCAATCTATAGCTGTGTTCACTAATGCGTCTAAGTAATTTGCTACGTTATGCTCCGGGCGAATGTCCTGCTTGCCTCTTCGTGGATCGTACTTGCCTTGCATAGCACAGAATAAATCACCATTAATAGCGAAGTAGATGTTTTCTTCTAAGCACTTATCTAAGTGAGCTTTGAGTAGCTTCCTGTCGCAGTGAGGATTATCCCAGTGCAAATCAGACATCATTAAAAACTTATCCCCACTTTTGCAGGTTGTTACTATGACATTTCTACCCTCTCTGTATGATGTAATCATTAGTTATAATATTAGATTTAAGCTCCTGATAATGCTTCTTAAATTCGTTGTATGGCACGTCTATGACCATAGGATTATCTATGCCCTGCATAAGTGCCAATGTGCGATGTCCTACGTAATAAGTACCATCACTTCTAAACTCTACCTCAGCTTGAATGCCTACGCATTTACGCGCATCAAACATGAAAGGAATGTTCTCAGCTAATACAGCCTCATTGCCGATATCTTCTGAGTAGTTCCATTGGATAACGTATGTGCTGCATAGCTCAGGCAGCAGCTTAGCGTTTAAATCTACAGGCTCCTTCTTCTTTCTAAATAGATTCATACGTATAAGTTTAATAAAAAAGCCCAGCGTATAGCTGAGCCTTCTATTAGTTAGTGGAAAAATTTAGATTATTGAATCAGAATAGTGTTAATTGATTCTCAGCCTTAGTGCTAATATCGGATAAAAGAATATCTAAAATTCTATCATATCTTTTAAAATCATTGTTAGATTTTATCTGATTGTAAAGAAGTAAAGCACCTGCTCTATACGCTTCCTCTTGCGTATCGTATACATTGTGCTCAGCATGATAGATTAGAGGCTGTCCCCATCCCTGGTCTTGGCCATGGAATCTAATAGAATAACTCCACTTGCCATTCTTAACAATAGCTACACTAATCTGAGCCTCATATCCTTTAATGCATTTTAAAGTTTTAAGGATTGGATTCTCGCATACATCTTGCTCGTTAAATTCAAATATTTTCACAGCTTCTCCTCCCTTATCTCTATCTTAAATAGCTCTTTGAGTATCTCTATCTCTTCGTCTTTCCAGTTGCTTATACCCTGCTCTCTCAGGCAGTAGTTACTCTGCTCTATGCCTAACTTGAATGCGATGTATTCCTGCTTATAGCCGTAGAATAATCTATAGCATTTAATTGATTTGTGAAATGGTATCATAAAGCTTCAAATTTTTTGGTTAATTTCTCTATATCGTTTTTACATTTAATGATTTCAGTCTCAACAATTCTAACATAAATACTCTTATCTAAGTGAGTTATTGAAATTGAGTAACCATTAGGCCTTGGAATATACATCTCAGGCTCATATTTTGTAGCTCTTTCAAGGTCTACTATTTTACTGCGAAGCTCATCTATCTCTTCGTGCAGCTCTAATAGTATTTTAAACTTTTCTTGTGTCATATTTCTTCTTGTTTTAAAATAGAAAATCTATAAGAGCCATGATCTACTTTGTTAATAAACGTAAGTAAGATATTTAACTCACTCAATTCACTATAATTAAGATATCTTTTTACCCAGCAATCAGATAAAAAAACTCCATTACCATCATCGTAAATTGATCCTATTAATTTGCCTTGTAATTTTGAGGCCCACATATCACTACCAGAGTAGTATAGTGAGTGCGTATACTCATCACTTTCTATAACATAGTCTACGCTTATAAGTGATTCTTCTTTTGGAATAACTAAATACTTCATGATTCTTTGATTATTGTTTTAATAATATCTATGTAAATTAATCTGCTCAGTTCTATCTTTTGGTAGTTATCAAATTCCTCTTGGGCAGATGGGCCTAACACTACTCGGTTAGCTGATTTAAATTTAGCCTCTGTCTTAGCCTTAGCTAAGTCATCAAAACGCTGCCATACCTCTGCACTCCATTGAGACTTCTTATAGATTCCCTTTCTAAAGAGTCTCTGACAGTTGTAAGGTGCTGCTATCTCTACCCAGCTCTCTTTTCCATCTTTCCATCTTTGAACGTCAGCGTGCAGCGCAGTTAGTGGATCAGTAGCTTCAACGTGCTTTGGCTCAGATTCAGGTAGTATAAGCGCCTTATTCAGCTCTCGCCATACCTTTGCTTTATACTCCTGATATCTCTTGAATACATCACTCATAAAAGCCACGCTGAATAGGTTAAATGCTTCTACTCTTTCGAAGTCTTTACCAATAGCATTGTAAAGAAAAGCATTCTGCCAATCCTTTACCGATGCCCACCGGTAAGATGTGTCTACTACTTCTTTAAGCAGTGTTACTTCGATATCTGAAGGCAGAGCTTTAATGCTATTTACTACAGCTGCTTGAGCAATAAGCTCTCTGAACTCCTGCTCAGATAGACTGCTTAACTTAGGTGAACTAACGCATGCTGCTATCGCAGCCTCTTCAGCGCTGAGTGAACGACTGAAGCTCTGCTGTTGTGATGCGGCCAATTCTTTGCTCATCTTGTTCTGTTTTTTTAGTGTTAATCTCTCGTGCTTTCCACTGATCAGCAGCTGCTCTCCAGCTCTTCATGGAATTCTTACCTACCTTCCAACCGTTGCTCTCATAGTGGCAGTAGAATTTCTTAGCCAAAACTAAGTCATCATTCATGTAAGCTACTACATCAGATAAAGATGGGGGTGTAAATTTGGTAGAGGCAGCACGCTTAGATTCAAGCGCTTTTACCCTCTCTTCAAGCGCCTCTATGCGCCTTAATAGAATAGTCATCATTGGTTTAATTGATTAGTGATTGAGCAAATATAGAAGAAATCTTTTCCACCAAGGCAAGGATACTGCTTTTTTTACAGGTGCTGATTTAGGCATATTGACTAAACCCAGCATATCAGTATCTGCTTTAGTGGCTTGAATGTTTTCGTAATACTTATTCTTTGCCTCAATAAATTGATTAAACTTATCTTGCCTAAGATGCTTAGCAGCTTCCCACTCGCGTGAGCCTACCTTCTTAATAATGCCTACCTCTCTCAGTAGTTGTAGGTATTGCTTACCCATGCGCTCAGTTCTTAGCGCTGCGCTGGGAGTCATGCCTGCGTTAATTAATACGCAGACTCTTTTTACTCTTTCGATTGTTACCTT